AGCTAGATTGTGTCCATCTAACCTTTTGATTTTCTTCCTCAAAATATATTTTTTTTGATCTAGCCATTATTTGTTGTTAAAATATTTATCTATTATTTCAATGCATTCATCTAAATTATTACTCCAAACAGCCACCCAATTGTTGTTTTCAAGCTCTTTAAGCCACTTTCTTTGATTTTCAGTAGGTTTATTATACCCAGCTTTTAATTCAATGGCTAAACCATTCTTAGTTTTGTTTGGATCAAAAATCATTATGTCAGGAATACCAGGTTTTGTGCCTAAGTATTTCATTTTGTATTGTTCAAAGGGAGTTCTTTTGCCCTCATTAGCTACATGAGTAAATAATGTTTTTGGATATTTTAAACCAATGTATCTCATTACTTGATTTTGCAATACATCTTCTTTGCCTAAAAACTTAGCATATGGATTCCTTTTCATAAAGTTTTTTTACAAAATTAAAAAATATTTAGTCAGTATCAGCCATTATGTAAATAACTCTTTTCATTTCTTTATTATCAGAAAGTAATTTTCGATATTTATTTTCTAAATTTTCTAACCTGTTTTTATAGCTTTCACATTTCATTAAATAGAAATTATGCTCAACAACTAGTTGTTCTAAAGTTTTCCCAGTTTTAGTTTCAAAATAATTTTTTTGCACTTCACCAACAATTTTATCGTAAACTTTTTTTCTTACATTATCGTGCTTTATAATATAAGGCAATTCTTTTAAACTATGCATTACAGTTGCGTGGTTTTTATTTACTGTTTCACTAATTTTAGCATAACTCATCTGACCGAAAGTTCTACATAAATAATAATAACAACCTCTTGCAAATACATAATCTATTTTTCTAGTAGGATTATTGATTTTTAATCTAGTATGTTTTTCTACAATTTCTTTATAGCTTTCAGCTTTTCTATTATAAAATATATGATCCATCTTCGTGTTTTTTGTGCCAATCATATCTAGTAATTAAGCCAGTTTCTTTATAGTTTTTCCATTGTTTTAGTGCAGCTTTATAAGCCATTCTACCAAACTCAATGTCTTTTTCATCTAAAGTATAAACCTCAACTGTATATGGGAATTTAGTAGAACAAGCAATAAATTTAAAATTATCTACACCACCACAAACATCCATATAAAATGCAGCTTGTAGGTGATAACCCCAATTATATACATCTCTTTTAAATGCTTGTGGGGAATTATCTTGACAAGTTTTAACATCACTAATAAAATTACCAATGGTATTTAAACAATCTGGTCGAACCCTAACATCAATACCATCCATTTTAGTGTAATGGGACAATTCAATTTCGCCCTTACAAAAATGTTGAGCTAATTTATTTTTTTTGAAATCAGCAACAATACCTTCAATAATTTCATAAACATCGTGTTCTAATAAAATTTTATTACCAGCAATGTCTATTTGCTTTTGATATGCCTCTTTACCAGCTTTAGTTCTTTTGTCTATTTTTTCAATGACATGATAAATGTCCCAGAAATCGTGTGGCTCTAGTAATGCTTGATGAACAGCAGTACCCAATTTCATGGCTGGTGATTCTTTAAATTTTCTGTTTAAAAAATGATATACAGATTTTTTGTAAATCTCTTTTAAACCACTAGCACTTATGCTATCGTGGGAGTGATAAACCTCATTTGTATCCTTAACTTTTTTCATAAACTTGTATTCTTTGTTCAGCTGTTTTTTTAATGCTATCAATTATTTCTTCTTTTTCTTTTTCAGTTGCTACTTTTTCTAGCACCCTAATATACCAATGTGTTGACTGACCTGGATTAAAAATATCATTAAATAATTTTGCCATGTCCCTAAACCAAACTCGCATTGGTCGATAAACTTTGTAAACTTTATTTACTTTCATAATATAATTTTAAAATGAATTTTAAATTTAAAAAAATATTTTTAATAATTCAAATTATTGTTGCATAAAAAAAGGCAAGAAATTAATCTCGCCTTTTATTTCCCTTAGTTTGCCAGTATTAATTAGGGATTTTTAGTTTATCAATATTATCTTTTCCAATCCAATTATTTTCCATATCAATGACTTTATAATTGTATTCTACTAAAAGATGTATTGCTTTATTAATCTCTTTAGATTTAGTTCTAAAATGATCAAATGTTTCACCCTCAATGGCTTGTGTTTCACTTTTAAATGCCATAAGAATAAAATTTAGAATGGTAAATCATCACTAGCTTGACTGGTTTCACTAGATTTTGATTCTTGTTTAGGTTGCCAAGTATTTATCTCACCATAGTATTTGCCACTTTGAGATCTTTTTAAATCTATATTAACCCAACCATTTTTAGTGTGTTTGTCTAAAAAAGGTTTAAACTCATCAACCTTTACACTAAGATTACCAATTACAAAATCAGGTGCATTGTCATTTCTTTTGACAATTAAACCTTCTGTAAAAATTTTTTCATTTGCTTCCATATTATTTTATATTAAATTGATTATTAATTTTGGTTCTATATTCTTTTTTCATCTTATAATTAGCAATTACTTTTTCAGCTTGTTCTTTAGTGCCTTTAAGTGTTGCAATTAATTGATTTTCATTCAACCAAGATCTATCATCTTTTGGCTGATTTTTAACAGCTGTTTGAACCTCATCAGCTGATGCTATGGCAGTATCAATACCAATACCCAAATAACCTAATGCCCTACCTAAAGCACTAGTAAAACCATTTTCGACAAATGATGTTTTGTTAATATAGCTTGAATCTCTATATTCTTGAGCATGAGCAACTGCCATTTCAAATCCATCTGGATTTATTATGGTTACTTTAAATAACCCTTCTTTTTCATCTAAGGATACTACATCCTCAGTAATTCGCCATCCTTTGTATTCTGGCTGGGATCTAAAAAATATTAACCTTTGATTTACAGTAACATATTCTTTTCCCTTAATGTTTATTGATTTCAATTCCATAAATAATAAAGTTTTTAAATTAATCTGTTTACATCAAATCCAGAATTTTTAAGTTTTGTAATATCATCAACAGTAAGCCGACCTGGATTCTCTATCTTGCTTTTCAATGTTGGCATAGTACAACCTAAGATTGTACAGATTTGGTATCGCTTTAAACCTAGTCGTTTAAGCTCATTCCTAAAATGAATTTCAAATATCATATATATCTATTTTAATTACAAAAATAAAAAAATATTTTTAAATAAAAGAATTATTTTAAATTATTTACAAAAAAGGAACCCCCAAAGTGTTAGGCACTAAGGGGATTCCACAGCAAACAAGGAAAAGAAAAAAGTTAAAAAGTTACTTTAAATGTGCTAGATTCATCATCATCTTGATTTGGTATATGCATAACAATCTCATAAACATTTCTCTTTACGTTATAAGTCATTGAATCTATTATGCAGCTTACTGGTTCCCTTAAAACACTTGCACCAAAATTAACCCATATTTTATTTTGTAATCCAAAAGGATCTTTCTGTAAATTATATAATGATCCTTCATATCTTATCAAATGCAATCTATAATCGTTTATAACTTGTTGAGTTGTGATTTGCTCTAATGGTTTTTCAAAATTTGCATTATCATCTCTAGGGCGAATTACATTAACTAAGTTTGTGTTTCTATAATTATTACTAGATAATTGCATATCCTTTAACTCTAATACACCAGAAATATCACTAGCGGTTGTTCTTATTCTTTTATATGCAAAACCATCAATACTTGCAAAAAATGGCTCACCAACACTCCCCTCTCTACGATCATAATCTATTTTGATATTATCATAATATAACGCATTTAAGCCACCAGAATTTTGTACAAATGGTTCATATAAATCTAAATATAGTTCACCAGTATATGGAAAGTTCCCTAGATTATAACTAAATTCTTCCCAAACTTGTACTGAGTTTGCAACTTGAGTATTTATAGCTGGAGTAGTTGTCCATGCCTCAGTTGTATCATTCCAATAATAAGTTGGATCTGTAGGTGGTACTGGATCTTGATCTTCAATTCTTAATTGCCATCTAAAGCTAACTGAACCATAGCCAGTATTTGTATCAAAAAAAGAATTTATTATTAACGTATTTCCAATGTTGGAACTTTGTATGGCATCAATACCAGTTAATGTTAAAGTTTTTCTAGTATTTGCACTTGTTTGTGTTTGTGTATTTTTAAAACTTTGATTGCCTTGTTTAGCAAAATCAGTTGATAATTCTCCAGGCGATGTTGTGCCTGTAGATGTATATGTTGTCCATCCTGACAAACCATTTTCAAAACCACTATTTGGAATAATATTGATATTTAGATATTGCGATGTACGATGTGAAATTATAAATTCGTTTAATGGTCGCAAATATTCTTTTGTTAAATCATTATCAATTGGTTGTAAATTAGATGGAATTTGTCTCAAAACATTAACAGTAGTTGATGATTGAAAAACACCTAAATAATTATAAATATAAAATTTAGGCGATTCAGTTCCATTATTTATTAAGCTTTGTGCCTCAGATGTTCTTATGTTAGTTGGTACAGTACCGCCTTGAGCAGTAGATGCACTAGCATCTTTTACAGTTTGTCCACTATAGCTTGAATTGTTAATTATATACCATTTACCAAATGATTGGAATATTCTAGCATTTGTTATTTGTAAAATCTGACTTAAAACAAACTTTGCATTATTAATTGCTAAACCACTTTTTTGTAAAGCATAAGGGGATATTTGTATTACATCATATAAACTGTTCCAAGTTCCTGGAGTTCTAATAAAAATATCTTGACTAATATAAATATCAAGCTCTAAATCTAAGTTATTTAAACAATTATAAATCCACCATATACCACTTTTAAATGAATGTGAAGATTGATCTAAAGGCATATCAAACCCATCAAGAGTACCCAAACCATCATAAGCTGTTAATGTTATTGGAAAAGGTTTAGTTGTTATTGCTTCTTTAAATTGATCGACTACAAGCCATCCGATCCAATACAACTGATAATTATTAGAAGAATCTTTATAAAATATTTTTACCTGATATTCTCTTTCATCTGATTCATAAAAATTATCATAATTTACTGAATCTGTGACAAACAAATTTAAAGTACATTGAGATCCTTTTATTGGCGAATAAATATTATCATCACTCTCCCAGCTAATAATACATGGTTCATCTGTTCCAACAAGATCTAAAACACTACCAGAATAATTTTTTTTTAGTATTTCTATTTTTTTCCCATTTTCTAAATCATCAGAAAACTCTAACCTATATTTAACACCATATGCCATTATATAACTCTATTTCTATTATTGTTTGCTCTTTGTAATGCGACTACTAAATCTTGTCCTTTTAAAGTAAATTGACCACCTACTTGTACATGAGATGCACCTCTTTCACCAATCATACTTTTTAATTTATCCAAAGGAGCTATTACTTCTGGATTTGATCTTGCTCCAGGATACTCTCCGACTAATCCAAGAGTTGGTGTTGAAACAATACCACCTTTTGCAAATTCTCTGGGACCACTACCCATACTATCTGCTATTTTTGCTGATTTAGCTTGAAAAAAAGCTCCTAAAGCAACAAGTGCAATACCAGCAGCAATTGCAACAAATGGATTTAAACTTTTAAGTGCTTCTTTAATTGCCTTGATGGCAATACCAATACCAATTGCCATTTGCCCAACTTGTATTGCAACAGCTCCTAAAACTCCTAATAATACAGATCCTAATTTACTGCCTAAACTACCACCAGTAGCAATAGCTTGTCCAAGTGCTTGTCCAATACCTGTAGCTAATTGTTGTAATCCACCTTCAAAAATTTCTGTTAAACCAACATTAAATTCTTGAGCCATTAATTTCATTTCAAGCATCTTTGTGCTTGTTAAAGTAATTGCTTCGCTTAATGTTGTGCCTATAATATCAACAGTGCCACTTAAAGCGACACCGCTTGATTTTAGAGTGTTAACCGAATCAACAACTGCTAAGTTTACGTTTGAAATTGGATTTAATATTTCTTGAATTTTTTTAGCAAAATCCTCATAAGATGTTGTTAATTCATCAACTTCATCTTTATTTTCTTTTACAATAGGAGTACCATCTCTAAGGGTTTTATTGATATAGTTAATAGCAGCTCCTGGTCCCATTCCAGATGTTAAAACATTTTTAATTTTTTGCCACAATGTAGTTTGTACACCTAAAGATTGTTCAAGTTTTGGTAATCCTACTGCTAAAGATGCAACAGAACCAACCACTAAAGTAAGTGGTGATGCTAAAACTGCAAATGCAGCACCTAGCAATTTAAAACCAGCTATAATACTAGGTAAAATAGCTGCAATAGGTGGCAATACAATTCCTAATCCACCAATAACAGCTAAAAACTTTTTAGTTTCTGGTGTCATTTCAGATAAACTTATTATAAAAGCATTAATTTTTAATAATATTTTAGTAAAAGCTGGTAATAATATTTGACCAAAATTAGCAGCAAGTTGTTTTAATGCTTCTTGAAAAATCCTCATTTGGTTTGCAGCTCCACCACCTGTTCTTGCAAAATCACCTTGAGCATTTGAGGTTTTATCTAATATAAATTGATACCTTAAAGCTACTTTTTCTGCCTGGCTCATATTCTTAATATTAGAATTTAAACCTTTGTCCATTGCAAACTGCTTTAAATTGACCTCAGTCATCACAATACCTAATCTTTTTAAAGATTCTGTTTCACCAGTAAATACACCAGCAAGAGCAGTTGTTGCTTGTTCAATATCAATATTTTTAAATGAAGCCAAATCACCAGCCAATCCAACTAATTGTGTACTCATACCAGCTGCCGAATCTTGAGCAAAACCCATTGATGTTGCCATATCACCAAACAAAGCTGCCATGTCTAAAGCCGATCCTTCTGCAATACCAAATTGCTTTAAAGATGTTTTAGCAAAATCTCTTACACTTTTTTGTGAATTACCAAAAGCGACATCAACTTTGTTTAATGATTCATTAAAATCACTAGCAAACTTTATTGATGCAGCAGCAGCACCTAGCAATGGCAATGATAATTTAACTGATAATTCCTTGCCTATTTTAGATGCCCTTTTGCCAAAAGCATCAAGTTTTGTACTTGCTTTTTTAAGAGATGAATTTAATTTTGAAGCATCCCCAATAAGATTTACTCTTAAATCGTTACTCATAAGTAAATTTTTATGTAAAAATACAAAAAAAATAAGCCACCTATTTTGATGGCTTTTTATTTTCAGCTAATTTTTTAAATGCTAACATTTCTTCTTTTGTAGATTTAGGTTTACCCCTCTCTAAATATACATCTTGAGGCAAAGGAAATAGTTTATCTGGTGTAATCATTTGACCTCTTTTTTGACAATTTACATTGTATATCATCGCTGCCATATATCTTGTTTGCTCCCATTGTAAATTACACTTAATCATGTGTGATTCACCTAGTAAATGATTTTCCTTCCAAGTATTACTCCAAAAGTCATTTGGATTTATGCCAACTTGACCAATGTAAAAATCAAGTAAACTATCCCAATCGAGTTGGCTACTTACTTTCCCTCTTTTGTTTTCTTAGTGGTTTTTTTTAAATTTCTAGCAACACCCATATTTAAATCATTACCTAGTATTCTAGATTCCATCATTGATTCAACAACAGAATTAAAAGTTTCTGTTTTAAAATCTTCTAACCACATTCCAACAGTAAACATATTGTAATCAATTTCATTACCTTGTTCTTGATCATGTGCTTTTAAACCAGCATAAATTAAAGCTCTTATTGTGCTTATTGAAATACCACCACTAAAAACATCACCAATTTTGTCTATTGGTATATTGAGTTCATCAGTAAAGTTTGACCAGAAATTCATTGAAAAATGCATAGTTCGCATTTTACCACCTATTTTTAAGGTATAGTAACCTCTCTTTTTGTTTGCCATATTTATATATATATAAGGGTATAGCTCCTTAAACCATACCCTTTTAATTTATATTTTTAAATCTTAGTTAGTTGCCTTTGAAATTGCACCAGTAACTGTAATTGATCCAGAATAAGAAACTGGGGATTCCATTTCAGCACTCATTTCTATTGAGCTGATAAAACCCTCTCCGCTATATACAGCATCACCAGTTTCAGCAGTACCAAAACTCCAATCAACTTTAGTTCTAGCTAAAAGCAAATCAGCAGCTTCAATAGCATTATTTGAATCATCATAAGCAACCAATCCTTCAAAGCTAATCTCACCACTTTTTACACCAGCGATAACTTCTTGAAAACCATTAGAATCCTTAGTAGTTGCCTCTGGCAAATCATTAGATAGTGAAAGTGAACAAGATGTTGAATGCCCTATTGTTGCTGGTGTTGATCCATCAGCAGCGAATTTTAGTAAAAGTGCAGTTCCAGAAAATACTCCGACAGTAGCCATAATTTATATTTTTTAATTATTAATTTAACACAAATATACAAATAAAATAATTATACATCTTCCCAATCTTTTGCTAGATCTTCCCACTTACTAAAGACATTTTCCCAAGTTAAACCAACTGTTACATCAGTAATTGTAAATACACCAGTTAAGTTTATTTCTAAATTAAAACTTGTGGCGGTTTCAAACTCAGCTGTTTCATCAATAGATTGTACAAAACCTTCACCTCTTAATACTAATTTAGGATTCACAGGATCTTTAAAATAAAAAACTGCCTTTTGTTTTAAGATCATCATATCAGTCAGATCTTCAAAACTCAAAGTATCAGTATAGTCGGTCAAACATTCACAACTAATTGTTCCAGATTTAACACCAGTTATAACTTCTCTCCAGCCACCACTATCTTTAGTAGTTGATTCTGGTAAGTCAACATTAACATTAAAGCTAGTGTTTGTAGAATGCCCAATAACTGTTGTATCTTTTACAAGTAAAAAGCTACTGGCATTTATTACTGGCATTTTATTCTTCTTCTAAAGGAGTTATTTCGCCAGTATCAATATTTAAAGAACCTTTGCCATGCTTATCTTCAATCTCTTTCATTTTTTCTTGTTGTTCTTTAATTGATTCTTTGTGTAGATTAACTAAATCCTCTATTGAATTATATGCAACTACTCTTGCACCTATTTCAATTAAGATTTGGTTTGGTTTTGAAATTGTTTCTTTGAGTTCTTGTAACTCTTTTTCTTCTAGTTTGCTCATTATATATATTTATTTAATTATTAATCCCAGTCAGGATGTAGATATTCATCAACTGGATTTTTTTGTAATTCGATTTGCTGATCTAAATTAGATTTCATATTATCAACATCCAATCCAGCTTCTAACCAACCAACTACATCTGCTTTTGTTAAGTCAGAATATTCAATAAATGGCTCATCTGGATTATATTTGACACCTAAAGTTCCAATCATATCTTTAACTATTTTAGGATCAGAATCATCTTCTGCATAAAATCTCCAATGTACTGTATAAATTACATTGTCTAAATCATTCTCATGAATTTTTGCATCTAGTTGCACTATTGTCCAGTTATATGTATTTGCCATAATATATTTTTTTACAAATTTAAGAATTTATTTGAGATTTTAATAATTCAACCTCAACTCTTAATTCTTGTATTGCTGCAACTAATAAAGGCACTAATTTTGCTTGATCAATACCTTGTGCTATAATTTCACCATCTTCATTTACAGCATCTTTTTTACCATGTATAGCTTCTGGTACTACATCAGCAACTTCATGTGCTAAAAATCCATCAACTGTTTGTTCTGGTGTTAATGTAAAATTAAACCTTTTTGGTTGTAAATTATCTAACCTATCTAAAGCACCATTTAATTCAACTACATTTTCTTTTAATCTATAATCTGATGCTGATCCATAAAAAGTTGATGATCCATTAGTTGTTATATATCCAGTTTGTACAGAGCCATAAATAAAATCAACATAACTAGGTGCTGTTGATCCACCAGCTAATCTTAAAAGCATTGCACAATCTGAGCCACTTGTTCCAGCATATACAAATCTACCAGCAAAAATACCACTAGTTGCCGAATAAGCATCAACTTGATGTTGTGGCATCGGTGTTCCAACAGCTAATTTACCATTAGTAATATATAATGTGGCATCAATAGTAGTTGTTCCATTTAAATAACTTGTTCCATTATTATAAAAATCATAACTAGTATTTGTACTACCAACATATAAACCTTGTGCTTGTACATCACTAGAAAAAGTTGCTGATCTATCGTGATTTAAAGTTAAAGAATTACCCTGACCTGTAACAAATTGTATATTTGATGAACTTCCTGTAGCAGTATTTCTGATATATGTCCAATTATTGCTGCTACCATTTCTGTCATTTTTAATTGCTATACCCTCTCCATCTAAGTTTAATGTAGCAACTGTTGTATATATGCCTGTTCCACCCATACCTACATTTCCAGAAGAACCAATACGCATTCTTTCACTTCCCCCTAATGTAGATGTGCTTGATGTGTGTGTGAAAAAAAGAATTGCATTTGCTGCATTTATTTCATGTGGTCCACCCCCTATATATACAAGGTTAGATGAAATGTCAGAAAAAGCACCAATAAGAGCAACACCAGCCGAACCAGAGCCATTACCACTACCAGTATCTTGATTGTAATGAGTACCAGCCAAATACGACCATTTATTTGATCCACTACCATGTGGTCCTAAGAGTAAAGTACCACCATTAGTGTTACCAGCTCTGTATATTTGTAAATTACCACTACTTTTTATTCTCCCTCTTTCTGAGGTATTAGTATAAAATGATAAATCAGTATTTGTATCAGTACCTATTCTAGCATTATCACTTTGTATAGCTTGAAAAAATAAAATATTGTCATTATTACCTGACCTTATTTTCATTGTTGTATGAGTAGAATCTTGTATTTCTAATTTAACTGCTTGATTTGTTAAGCCAATTCCTACGTTTCCAGAACTATCAATACGCATTCTTTCTTCTATCAAACCACTTGCTGGTTTAGTGTAAAAAGCTAAATTAGATGCGTTTTCTCCTGTTCCTTGAGCTAAACCTTTTATAGAAGCAACTACATTACCACCTGTACCAGATGTTTGCATAGCTAAATCTATTGAAGCATAATTTCCTCCATCAGCTACATTATTATATCCAAACAATGATAAACTTGCAGGACTTGAAGCTGCATCGTTAATAATTCTTAATTGACCTAAAGAACTTCCGTATGTTGAATTTCCAATTGTTACGTTTCCTGAACTGTCTATACGCATTCTTTCAGAACCATTACCAGAAAAAGCTAAAGTTCCAGATGCTGGAGAATATAATCTTGGAGAAGTTGCTGTTCCATCTGAACCACCATTATTTAAAAGCTCTAAATGGCTCATCCCTTTTAAAATTCCACCTCCTGTTATATCTACGTTTCCTGTATCAGAATCAACAGTTAATAATGCGTGTGTAAGTTGTGCTGTATCAATCTCTACATTAGTTGAATATTTATTAGCAACAACCCACTTTTTACTACTCACATTATAAGGAATACCAACAAACCAGTTTTCATCTGCTTCTGTATTATAATAATACATACCTTGACCTCTACTTGATGATTGACTAGCTTGTAAAAGTATAGAAGCTGGAGCATAACCAGTAGAAACAGAATGTGCAAATCTAGCAATGTGATTTCCTGATGTCATAGCTACATCTAGCTTGTATGTTGGGTTTGTGTTATTTATTCCAACATTTCCTGTAGAATCTATCTTTATTCTACTTGTACCAGAAGCACCTCCTGTAGTAATACTTATATTATCTCCTCCAGCAAAAATAGTTCCTGCAGTAGTGTAATCTATAGCACCAATTTGTACTTCATTACCATTTGTTAAACCAGCTATTTTATAATTTGTACCAGTTGTATTTTCGACTTTATAAAATTCATTATTACTAATAAGAGTACTACCAATAACGTGTAGTTTTTCCTCAGGAGATGCCGTATTAATTCCTACGTTACTAGCAGGTAGTAGTTGTAAATCTGCATTTGCTGTTATTTTTAAATCTATTCCATCTGTTCCTATAGTACCCTTTTGTGAGCCACTATATTTAAAATTCATAAATCCAGTACCAGTAGTGTTTACTGTAATATCTCCACCAGTAACGTCAAGTTTTGAATCTGGCGATGTTGTCCCGATTCCTACGTTTCCTGAAGAGTTAATAGTTATTTTGGTACTGCCATTAAAATCAAAATTTAACAGATTAACTGGTGAATATCCAACGTCCCAATAATTACCTAAAGTATCACTTGCATTCGACTCTGCAAACCTTATAGTTGACGTTGCGGTCGAGGAAGAGGTATCAGAATCTCTTATAGTTAAAATAGGATTGTTTCCTACAATTTCTAATTTAGTATCAGGAGAATCTGTTCCTATTCCTACATTTCCAGAACTGTCTATTATCATATCTGGTGTATCAGCAGTAGTTTCAAAATGAATTTCTTTATTAGCACTACCTTGAATTACAATAGCGCCTGATGTTCCTTTTGTTGTGTCATATTCATAAACTGCTCTACCCCCTGATAATTCTATTTTTCTTGTAGCATTTGTATTTGCACCTACATTAACATCTCCTGTAAAAGTTCCACCACCTGTAACAGTAACACCTGTACTTGTTGTTTGTAATTTCACACTACCTTGATAATATAAATATGCAGAATTAGCATCTGCTGCAATTATATTACTTCCCCCTGCTACTAATTTAAATTCATTTGCTGTAGGAAAACCAAAATAAGTATCCCCATCTCCTGAGTGATAAATATAATCTTGTAAAAATAAATTTCCAACTCCATCAATATTGCCTGTAACTGTAACTCCTGTACTTGTTGTTTCAAACTTTTTCGAGTTGTTATAGTATAAATCTACACTTCCATTATTTGTAAAAGTTGCTGCTGTTTTTGCTGTTGCATTAGTAGTAATTATAACTTGAGTTCCATTTGTGTCAAGATATAAATTACCAGTACCAAGCTCTCTTATATAACTATTACTACCATCGTGGTATATTTCTAAATCTGGAGTTGTTAAATCACCAAAATAGAGTTTATCATTATCTCCAAAATATGCATTACCTGTAAAATAAACATTACTTAAAAACTTTGATACTCCATCTATAAACAATTGACTAGCAGTAGAATCCCACTTAATACTAGCATCATTTGCTGTGTCGTTACCAAAGTATAATTTAACATTATCTACAATGTGTGGTGATCTTCCAAATGGTACTGTATTTGTAGAGCCATCAATTCTAAAATATTCAATAATACCACCCGTACCATTATCACATCTAAATATTATAGATTTATCATCAGCTTTATTTTGTATGACAAAATCACCTTTTACGTTTTCGATAACACCATTTGTATCGTTATGTACTATAAATAAGTCAGAATCATCGCCAAAAATTAATTTAGAATTATCAGTAAAATTCATATCCCTGTCAACTCTATTAGGAACATCATTTGCCCTACCAGCTCCAAACACTTTTATTAATCCATTAGTAGCATGAGATTTTATTACTACTGCTATTTTTTGTACTTGACTACTAAATGCAGTTGGTTTTGTGGCTGTAAATTCACCAGCAGTTTCGGACACATATAATTCATCTCCTATACTAAAACTAGATGTATCTATCCCACTAACTGCTCCAAACATTACAGCTTCACCCTCAGCTTCATCTGCAATAGTTTCGTTTAATACACCAATAGCTGGCATTTTAGCAGCATCATTTGCATCTGCTGCAATAACCTCAATAACATTACCACTAGGTGGCGATGCTGTTGGAGCTGCATGAACTACAACTCCTTTTGCAAGTGATCCACCACTAACATTTTTTACAGTAACTTCTAATCTTTTTGCAACATCTGATGTAACGTCAATCCAGTTAGTACCAGTACCAGTAGAACTTAAAACTTGACCACTTGTACCAGCATCTCCATCAGAATCTTTTATAGCACCTACAACAGCTAAATTATCAAGGAATTTTGATTCACCATCAATAAATAGTTCACTCGCTGTTGAATCCCATTTTATACTAGCATCGTTAGCAGTGTCATTTCCAAAATATAATTTTAAGTTATCTACAATGTGAGGTGATCTACCGAAGGGAATAGTATTTGTTGAACCATCTAATTTAAAATATTCTATAACACCACCACTACCATTATCACTTCTAAATATTATATCTCTGTTATCTGCTGTATTTTGTATGTATAAATGACCACTTGTATTACTAATTCTACCAAAATCACCAACACTATTATAGTCGATGCTAAAATTAGAATCATCACCAAAACTAATTTTTTGATCATCTGCCATTATAATATCATTAGCACCAGATGTATTACCAACCCCTAAAACATTACTTAATGATTGTGCTGGTACTAAATTGTCATCTACATATTTTTTAGATGCTGCATGAGCATCTGCTGTTGGTGTTTCTGGAATAGTAACATTATTAGCAAAAGTTGCATTTTGTGACTCATCAATAGTTAATGCTGTTGTTAATGTACCAGAATTATCTGTTTGTATTAATATTTTTGATGGA